CTAGCTGATTTCTATTCTCTCCCACTCTCTCCCGCGATCGTTCCTGTATTGCGCAGCCATGCTATCAGACTTATGTCCGAGAAGGTGCTGCGCAAATCTTTCGCCATACTGTTTCTCATAGAGCCTTGCAGACAGGCTGCGTATCTCATGAAATGTTGGCGGTTCTCCGCTGAAAGAAAGTCCAGATTCCTTGCGTGCGCGCATAAAATACCTTGATACCGTCCCTGATGAAAGCGCTTCGCTTCGTGTAGAGGAAATTATTGTTTCTCCTTGCGAAAGTGATTTACATCTCTTCAGCGTATCTGAAAGCGAAAGGTTAGCTGCATCAAGCTTAATCGTTACCGGTATCGCCAGTTTTGCTCCTGTCTTTTGTTGTTGTACGTGTAGAAATCCTTCTGAAATGTCAACCCATTTCATTGCACAGATATCACTAACACGCTGCCCGGTAAGTAATGCTATCTCCATAGACAGTTTCACCCATGGCGGCTGCTTCCCGGCAGCATCATATATTTTCATGAATTCATCGGTGGTTAATCTGACCCTTTTAACTTCAGATTTAGCGGCCCTTGTGGCCGTGACTGGGTTTGAGTGTATGAAGCCTTCAGCTATAGCTTCTCTGAAAATGTCACTCAACGTCGATCTGATTAACTTTGATGTGGCCGACTTTCCTTCTGAAACATAATCATTGAGTATGGTGGCAATATCCCTGGTTGTTATATCTGACAATGGAATGTCCTGAAACCGCTCCTTTATGGCTCTTATTTTGCTTCTGTAATCAGCAAGTGTTTTAGGCCTGAGTCCTCTGACTGATATGATGCTGTCATATTTTTCCAGCCATGCGTGCATAGTCATTGCATCTTCATTATTGATCCGCGACGTAAGACTTTTTCGCTCAGCGCTGGAAAATAACTCAATGTTCGCCTGAACTGCTTCTGTTACTGCAATTCTCCGGTCGCGACCTAACCCAAACTCCTTACCCGTCCTTGGGTCTCGATAGCAATAATAACCGTTGTTCCTGATATACAAGTTTGGAGGCAAATCACGGCGTTCATGGCTTCGCCTTCTTCCCATCTCTAATCCTCTTCAAAAGTCTGCCTGTTGGCTTATTTTTAACGTCGATTTTTACTGCGTTCTCATGAAACAGATACTCCCTTCCATCCTTAAGCGGAGGAGGGGAGATTCGACACTCTCTAACCCAGCGTCGAACTGTCTCAAGGCTTCTTGGCCTTGGCTGTCGCTGGTTCCACTCTGGAAGCGTTAAGTACATCTCTTTACCTCTGCAAATTCACGCAAGAAAAAACCAGCGCAAGGCTGGTTATTGGATATCTTGAGAAATGCACAGGCCTCATCGAGTGTGAGGCTGTGTGATTCCATAGTTACTCCGATAAAAGAAAACCTCGACTGTGCGAGGTTTGTTAGTTGCGCTCTGCTGGGGATTTAGCCATTACTCATCTTCCGCTTTAGCTTGATAATCTGACCTTCAAGTTTCTTCCGCTTCTCCCGCTCAACTATCAGACGCTTTTTGTAATTACCAAGCCTGCGCTGGTACGACTCCTTGGCATTAACCGCATTGGTGATTTCAGACTTCTGAGCTTTAACAAGTCGTTCGAGTCGGGATATCTCCTGACGCATTGAGTCTCGTAACTCAACGCCTTTTTCGATGGTGGACTCAAGCTGCTCTGTGTATGTTCGAATTACTGAGGTATTCACTACTTCACCTCCTGCTGCGGCGGTTCTGGTAGCAGCATCCAGTGGGTTACTTTCGATGCCGGTTCTTCCACATCGTCAGTAACTGCCCACCATTTGTTTCTCGACCAATCGTAATACCCTTCGAAGGTATCGCACTCAGTCCAGCCGTAAGACTTCCCCCAACACCAAACATAGTCTTTATCGTTCGGCATCCGCTCGCTACATCTTATCCAGCCATCCGGAGTTACCGGAGAGTTGGTAGCTCCTGTTGCTACCAGCGCTGGCTGGGTGTAGAAATACGGTCTGATAGTCCACCTCTTATTCCAGAAGTCTCGCGTTTTCTCGGCTTCCTCAAGCGTTGCAACACTACAGCCAACCTTTCCGCACTCTTTGATGACGTGGTATCCGGCTGGCTCGCTATCAGCCTTGCGGCGTTCCTGTAGCTCGTCTATCTCATCCAGCAAATTTAAGACGATGAGCACCCCGTATTGTTTTATCAACTTTTCAATCTCACCCGCCGCCGCGTCCATATCCTGCTCGGCTGATGGGTTATCCGGGTTTTCTTCATACCAAGCCTGCATAGATTGATAGTTTTCTACAGCCGAATTCAGCGCCTTGCGCCACTCTGGTAGTTTGTTATTCATCTCCGAACAATTCATCGTATTTAATGAACTCACCAAAACACTGCAATTCAGCGCCAGCCATGAAATAACCTAACGCCTCGGCTCTATCTGTATCTTTATTGAATGATGCAAGCGGGTAGCGCTCGTAGAATTTATTAATAAGCTCAGCGATTTTTAATTCTGGTTTATCAGCGTCCAGCGATGCCAGCGCTATTTTCAGCGCGGCAAGCGTATTGCTCTGGTCTTCATCGAAGCCGAATGGAATATCGTCGCGCGTCACTTCCATATCGGCGATAGTTTTCTGTAGCCATTCTCGGGTAACAGTGGTCATGGGTTAGTCCTTAAACTGCCAATTGCAGTTGCATATTGAACCGGTCACGCTTTTCGCAATACGCGAGAGAACCGGGGCTGTTATACGATTCAATGCGCTCAACCATTAATGCGGCGCGGGTTTCCTTTGAAGCTGGCGCGTAAGCACCAGACCATGCTTTGTCTATTCCGATGTTACGGGCGACGTTCGTGCTGTCCGCGCTGGCTAATGGTAGCTTTGTGAAAATTAGCGGGTTCAACATCCTCAATCCATGCAACTTCGTGACCGGCATTCCATGAACGTCAATAATGTGGCGAATCAGGTCTTTCATTCTGGCAACAGCAAGGTTTGGGCGCTTAACGTCATAGTCTCCACAACTTCCTATCGCTACACGCGGATATTCGTTACACAACCTGATAAACCGCTCGTCACTCTCGTTCATATGCCATACTGGGACACCAAAAAATTCCCCGTGCGGCCATTCATCCAGAAGAGCTTCGTTCTCATCCTCGCCGCCGTCGATGACGTCCGGGATGATGGCAAAATCGAATCCAGGGTGATTTTTCCAGCGCGCCACAAATTCGTAATAATCGCTCCAGTCGATTTTGTTTTTACCGGCTGCTTTCCATGCAGTGAATGCGCCGTTGTCCAGCGCGAATGACTGGCAGTATTCAGCCGCGAGGTTAATTTGTCCGGAGTGCGCGAAACTGATAAACGCATGGCGTCCTTTCCATGCCTTCATAGCACACGTATCAGGGGTAATAGGTCCGCCATGATAGTGAATCATCACGCCCCCTTAACCTTGATGCCAGCGGCGCGTATTTCGTGTATCGCGTTGTCATTACCAGCACACCAACCCTCGGCGTAATCCCGGCTGAATCCGCTCAGGTGCATGACCTCATCAACGCTGCGTTTTGGTAAGTTGACAGCCCGCGCCTCCAGTTCTGCTATGCGCTTACTTCCATCAGCAATAACGCCCTCGTAATACTCACGCTGTTCGGCATTCCGCTTTTCAGCCGCGTCCAGGTCTTCTCCTAATTTCTGCGCCATCTGGAACCAGTTAGCTCGCTGTTCTTCCTTGATTTCCAGATCATCCAGCAGCGCCTCTGCGGCGATATAAATAACCTGGCGTGCACGGTCTGCTGGGTCGCTATAGTGCACCTGCATGAAGCGGAACTCTTCACGCAGCGCCTGTTTGTCGATGTTGCTCATTGGGCTACTCCTTTGCGAAACGCCGACACAAACGCAGCGGCTCCGGCGGCACCACTTCTTAGCTCAACCGGCAACGTTTCAGTCATTTCGTTAAACCGCGATTCAAGTTCAGTAATCAGCTCATTTCGTGCCTGAGTCCGCACCTCATCCAGAAACGCGTCGGTGGCTGGGCTCTCCATTGCATCCAGTGCGCGAACACGGTGGTTTCTCTCAAGCACTGCTGCGTCAGGCTGGAGGATGTCGTTAAGTGCAGACTTCAGTCCCGCATTCTCCGCAGCCAGCGCATTACGCTCCTGAACCAGCGTTTCCGTTGCTTCCTGCGCCAGTTTGTTTGCTTGTTCGGCGGCCTCAATAAGGCCGTTAATCATGCTCAATCTTGCAGACAGTTCCGCGCATCTTTCTTCCGCCTCGCTAAATTTTCTCACCAGATACTCGGCGTTGGTTTCGTTAACCTTCAGGTCTCCCGGGATGCACTTACCGCGAAGAAATCCTTCCATTTCGTATAGTTTCACTTCTTACTCCTTTCTTTAAGCCATGTATTGAGAAAGCGATTTTCATTCACTGATGGAAAACTATTTCGCTTAAGCATTTCTTCGCGTGGAATATCGTTGATGGGCTTGAAGCGGTGTCGAATAATCATTTCCGATGGAAGGATTCCGGGGTCGTAGGACAAACCTCTCATGATGAGTTCCTCAGTTATTGCTGATAGCGCCGTAACGCGTACGGTAATCACGAAGGCGCGGGTCTATTTCAATGAATTTGGTGTAAGTGGCTTTGCGGAATGGTCGGATGGATGTCTGCCTGATGAGTTCTTTTTCGTTACGCTCAGCTAGCCAGATTGAATTGCGAAAATCTCTTTCCTCTTTCGTTTCCTGCGGTAGTGACATTATCAGGTCGTAGTTTTTTCTGAATTTATCCAGCACCTCCGAGACGGAATTGCCGGAACAGCGGCGCGGGTCATTCGCACCATACATAGGCGCTGGCATGTTTTCACCTGGTGATTATTTAGCTAACTTTTTCCAGATTGCTGAAACGTATTTGGCTTGGTGAATGGCATCATCAAGCGCGTTGTGTCGAGTTCCTTCGAATGGCATATCTCGTTTAGGGTCGAACCCAATTGCCTTTCCAAGCTCGACGATGGTTCGGACGTCGCGGTCATTCCACCACTGCCAGGGCGCTTGGTGCCCGGCCAGATCATAACTATTTCGTAGAATCACACAGTCAAATGATGCGCCATTTCCCCAAACCTGAACGAATTTAGGGTTGGCGTGCTTTGCGATAAAGTCTGATAACCATGAAAGAGCCGTTGAAAGCTCTTGAGTGTCATTGGTTAGCGATTTTCTGGCATCTTCTCCCTGTTCCATCCACCATAAAATGGTTGAAGCATCAGGACGCGCCCGGTATCGCATTGATGACTCGAGCGAGATATTAACCGAGAAGTCTTCTCCTGTTTCTCCAGTTTTCAGATCAAAGAATACTGCCCCAATCGAAATAACGGGCGCGTATGGCCCGTTGCCCATTGTTTCAAGGTCAACCATTAAATGATTCATGTAAGTCCTTAAATTGCGTGAATAGCGTGACGAGGGAAGGGGAGAGTTACTGGTGCAAATGGTACATCATCATCAAAATCCATCGGTGGCTCGTTATGTTGTGTTGGTGATGGTTGCTGCTGTAGTTTCTGTGACTGCCTGTCGGCTGCTTGTTGTTTGCTGTCGCCAGTGCCTCCAAGCATTTGCATCACACCATTAATTCCAACATTAATCTCAGTGGTGTAGCGGTCTTGCCCTGTCTGGTCTTGCCACTTTCTGGTTCTCAGCATTCCCTCGAAATAAACCTGATCACCTTTTTTCACATACTGCCCTACGACTTCAGCAAGTTTCCCGACTACGGCAACACGATGCCATTCAGTCTGCTCCTTTTGTTCGCCAGTCTGTTTATCTCGCCACTGCTCTGATGTAGCGACTGTCAGGTTAGCGAACGCCGTCCCTGATGGTGAATAACGAACCTCCGGGTCTTGTCCGACCCGGCCTAAGATGATCACCTTATTTACGCCTCTACTAGCCATTTATGCCGCCTGTTTTAGTTCGTTAACTCTGATGTTCATTACCTGAACGCATTTTGTCTGCGCATCATCGTGACCAGCCAATAATTGCCAGTCATGCTGATATCTCTCAATTAGCTTTTTCTTGTCAGTTTCTGTTGCTGCATAATCGCTGAAGTCTTTCAGGATTTGTTCGCAGTCAACCGATGGAGATTTCTGGTTGGTATTTTCTGGTGATGGTTGATTGCATGATGCTGGCATGGCCCAGTCCGGCAGCGATGGAGGGAGCCAGTAAAATTCTGTTCCATCCTTCAGTTTTGCCCTGTGCCATCCTTGTTTCTTATCACTGGATATCTGCGCAAACCCTTCCTCAAGGTTATACAGATACCTGCCAATTCCCCACTGAACTGCAGCACGCTTCATTGCTCCGGAGCGACCTCCTTTAACAGCTTCTACCTGCGTATTTTCAGCAGCATCCCATTTTGTTACCCATTCAGAATCAATTTTGATTGATATGCCACATTCAACACCACCGTTATTTGGAATATCGCGGTACTCATTGCGCCATCCCGCTTTACCGCAAACATCATCCAGGCGTTTCATGATTGCCCTGTTCGTGACATAAGCCAGCACCAAAGCCCACACCTTTCCATCGTGCATTTTCCCGCTTCGCTGTATTCGCCATTCGATATCTTCAGCTGCGAACGGTTCATCTAACTGATCCAGATTCATGAGTAATACCCCGCAAATTCATCCCAGCTAATAACCGGATTCTGCCGTTCTGCGGCTAAGTTAATTTGCTGCTCCACTTCCTCATCAATTTCAGGAGAAATGAGAGCAATAAATTCTTCATCATCAAAATCATGCAACATGACGCGCCTCCCATTCTTCGTCCTGCCACTTATCCCAACCAAGAGCTATTCCGGCAGCCCATGTATACGCATCAGACATTCCCTGTTTTGTATCCGGAAATACTTTCTCATATAGCTTGTTGAACTCCCTGTTTCCTTGCTGAACAAGAATTGTTCCATTAACAGGCGTAATGGTCATGGCGTGGCACTCCTGGCTGATTAAGAATTTCACCGAGACGTTTCCATCCGGCCCGTAATTTTCTGGTTATACGCTCTAAAAGTGATTCATTAAGTTGGGCGATACCCATGACGGCACCGCCCGCGATAGCAAATGTCATCGTGGGATTCTCCATTTTTATTTATTGGCATAGCGAAAACGCCTCGATATGAAGCGCTGTGGATATGCGATAAAAAAGCCGCCCTGACTACGAGCGGCAAATAACATCAAGGGATGATTTTTCGATTAACCAGAACGATTCGTCTTCCTCGTTTGGTTACGAGCGATATTGCTCACAATGACCACTATTAAAATGGTCATTAGGTGCTTATTCGCTGACAAATTTGGTAAGACTTTCGTGTAGCGAAACCAAAATTTCATCATCAAACCCATCAAGTAATGCTTGTTCGATAAGTTTGATAATTTCTGATGCTTGCTCTTTATTTATTTCCATCACTCCTCACCAAGAGCCTTGCTGATGGCTGAGCGAGCTTTATTGATTACCCCGTACCACTCCGGATAAGTAACGTTTCGACCTTCAGTCATAGCTTTTTCAGCCAATTGAAGAGCCTCGAGTAAATCAGGTGCTGCTGCTATCAGGTGTGCATCTTCACTGCACTGAACTTCATTACAGATGGCGACGTATGAGCGCCAACCAGCACCATTTTCAAATGAGCTTGATTGGATGATTTTAATTTCATCGTCATCCATCATGATTCCCCACCCACCTTTTGTTCCTTTAAATTCCATATTCACCTCTGTAGCTCGCTGCCAAAATTACGCTTACTCAGTGACTTCATCTGCATATTCTTTACTTGTTAAATGATATTTTCTGCAAAATATCCTTCTGGCCTCTATTGCATCATCAATGTTTTTGAAATACCCAAGATGCTTTTGCTTTCTATTGATCTGTCCAGTGACTCTCCACTTTCCTCTTTTAATATCCCAATTAACCCCAGGTGTTCCAGATTTATTATCTAACCTAATGGATTTGTTTAGATTGTTTTCAGCAACTGAAATATCTCTTAGATTAGAGAATCTATTGTCATCCCTGACTCTGTTTATGTGATCAATTACGCCATTAGGAAACATACCAGTAACGAATAACCATGCCAGCCTGTTTGCTTGTAGCTTTTTCCCATCAATTGTTATCTCTCGATAACCGTGATGATTAACAGAACCAGCGACATCACCAGCCAATGCTGTTCCTTTAGATTTATTCCACCGGAAAACTCCTGTAGAAGGCTCATACTCAAGAATCTTCGATAAATCTGCTGAATTCATGTTGTTATTCCTTAAATTTTGGCAATAAAAAAGGCCGCATTGCGACCTGATTAGATATTTGAAGTGAGATAAAAGAAGACCGACTATGTAGCCTTTAGTTTTTCCAGCTCTCTTGCAATCATTGCCGTGGTTCTGATTGCCCATTTATCGACAATCTTTCCATCCTCCCTAACAAGAGCCATTTCCTCAGGCTTCACCATGCATTCAGAATCAAGCTTGCAGCCTTTGCATTTCACAAAGCGACTACACCATTGGTTGGTATCAATAGTCGTAGCCATATGGGTAGTCCTGGTATTGTTCCATCACATCCTGAGGATGCTCTTCGAACTCTTCAAATTCTTCTTCCATATCTCATCTCAATCGTAATAAGCCGGAATTGATTTTCCGCGCTGCTTCTGTACGGCGTGGATTTTATTTCCGAGCGGGTTAGCGTCCCGGTAGTAAATGCGGTTCCGCTTAACCGCTGTTACTTCAACTTCCTTCTGACGCGTTCCGGCAAGCAAAATGGCTTTGGTAACGCGGTCAATTCTTTTGGCTTTAACTTCCTGAGAACCATCAGGAACATCGCAGCCAAAAATTGAATCGATGATATTGCAGATAGTGTCGCGCTCTATGGCTAGCTTTCTGCGCCGCTCATGACGGCGAGTTTTAGCATTGCCTGCAAACGTTGACTTCCCGTAGGTGATAACCGTCATGATTTAATCCTCATGTGAAATGGCTTTGGTACTGGCGCCGGAACCTGTCTCAATTTCCGGATTTCAAGTGGCTTCTCAGTCCGGCCCGATCGGTACAGCTAGAGGCCTAAGCTCCACCACACGCCAGTCCAAACCAATCTCGTTTGGTATTTGTTCGCGCTTTGTCAGCGCATCATCGAAGTTAAAGAGCGTTGCCTTTCCGTTTGGCTACCAGCGTCCTGCTGATGGGGTAAATATAAAACCCTGGTTGTATTTGTGTCAACAACTAGAGTTGTATATTTGTCATGATAGGTTTTTGTGGTTGTATTTTAAGGGTATTTATTTTTACAAACCCTCTATGCCATACTGTTCTGAACAAAAAATGAGCGAGTAATCAGTGTGAAAAGTGAGGAAGAGTTCTTTGCGGAGCTTCACCCGCAGGTGGTTGAGGTTCTCGGTACTGCGCTGATGCAGGTACTGGTAGAGCAGCGCGAACCTTCGCGTGAAGCAATGATTCAGGTACTGTGGCAGGAAGAGGATGTGGACTTGGCTGTAGAACTGGCTATTGATGTTCTGACACTGCCGAAAGAGTAGGTATCTGGGTGGGGCAAGGTGGCGGGCAAATGGATGAAATAGCGATGCGTTGGCATAATTATCAATGAGTTACGTTGGCGGGCGAATGGTTGACGTAGGGATCGGCAGGCAGTGAACCCCAGCTCGGTGTCAGGGTTACTTTATGTAGTATTTAGAAAAAACGGCTATTAGAACAGTAATAACAAGGGCTATGACAATTTTCCAAGTCTGACCATTCAGCTCTTTGTGTAAATCTTCCTTTGTACACATTGTGGCCTTGATAACAGCTATATCAGTGCTAATAGAAGCTATTTTCTCTTCCAATTTTTCTACACGTTTTAGCATGTCATCACCACCGCCATTGCCACCACCATGCCGTGAGTATGCATCATCAGTGAAGTGGTGTCCAATTTGGCGAGAGATGTCTTGATTTGGACGAAGCTGAGTAACGGTGTTATTGGAACTCATTGCGAACCACTCCAGCACGCTTAATATCGAAAAAAGAGCTTTTCACATCAATGATTTCTTTGGTGTCTGGATTAACCAGTGACGCTCTAACTTCAAATATTCCAGGGTTAATAATTTCAACCTTAGGAAACGTTGTTTTCATGGATGCCGACACAACAGTTTCTCCATCACCAGCTTCTGCAACGGTGAAAAACATATGGTTGGAAAATTTCTTTGTATCAATTGGAATTGGTGTCTCATTGTCATTGAACACCTCGATGCCAACGGAGTATTTCTTGGCTGCTCTAAGACCGATAAAAAAAATACCGAATGACAAATCCACTTCATGTGAGTCTTTTGCCATCTCATAGATAAGGACTGGGGTTCCTGATTTGCTGCCATCTATCGCGATCGGGATAACATAAGAAATACGTTCTTTAATCATTTGTATATCACCCAAACATCCCTTCAGTCCATCATCACCCAAATATCTCATCAGGCCACTGCTACAGTTTGTTGTAAACTATCGATTCGTGGATAAGCGCCTTGCCCATGATATAGAGCTGGTCCTGATTATCTTCCGTCACATACCAATCCTTATATGCTGGGTTGTCTGACAATACAGCCAACTGAAGCCCCTGCATTTGTAAGCGCTTGACGTGAAAATGTTGCCCGAAGACAAATGCATATACCCCATCTACCTTGAAGTGCCTAACAGAAACATCAAAGAACAACCGATCTCCAGACTGTATGGTTGGGCACATGCTATCACCATCGACGGTCATTACCTTTACGTCTGACTGAGAGCGGTTACCGAATAGTGATCGCGCATGCTCGGTGGTGAATTCGATGGCATGTAGGACGTCAACAAATTCAGAAATCATAAATGATCCCGGTCCTGCGCTAAATGTCAGGTCGAGTACGTCAACTCTAAACACGCCTTCTGCTAACTTATCAGACACACCTTTTGCCATATAACTCTCTTCAACGAACATCGGCTCACGGCCATCAGATAGCCATTCCGGTCTTACACCAAGCACACTAGCTATCTCAACAATCCTCTTCGAGCTTTTAGCTTTCCCCGAGGTAAGTTTTTGTATAGCAGCCTGCGAAACCCCAACCTTTTCGGCCAGAGTCACCTGATTAATCTTCGCCTTCTCCATGGAAAGCTTTAATCGCTGTGAAAGAGTCATGTTCATCCTACAAAAATACAACCTCAGTTGTTATATGGCAAACAACCCAACACTTGAAAAATAACAACTTTGGTTGTATATTGGTTTTATTAAAAGTGGAGGTGGTTTTATGAACCAAGTTATTAAAACCGCTATTGCCATTGTTGGAACGCAGAAAGAGCTAGCTAAGGCATGCGGTGTTAGTCAAGCAGCGGTTCAGAAATGGTTATACGGCAAGGCGAAAGTTTCGCCACAAAACGTTTTATCTGTGGTGAAAGCCACAGGCGGGAAGGTACAGGGATATCAAATTCGCCCAGATCTTCCGGGGATTTTCCCTAAGCCTAACCAATCAGCATAAGCAGTACCGCTCTTTACCAATCTGAACCGCCGACAACGCGGTAAATCTATTTCAATGCGCATCAACGAATGCGCACAACTAACTATTAACTACAGGAAATACTAAGTAATGGAACTCACAAATCACAGCAAAAAGATACGCGAAGTGGAAACAGAGCTTCGCGCCCGACTCGTATCAATGGGTCAGACAAATTTCGCAAAGATGGCGGGATGGTCTGATTCAAAAGTAAGCCGCCTGAACATTCAGGATATGGCGGTGACGTTCGTTCTTCTGGAGAAGGTATGGGAGACGAGCTTAATCAGAGAAGTGGCAAGGCAAGCAGTGGAAGCTGTTATGCCGAGAAATAAAAAACGCCCGGCGGCAACCGAGCGTTCTGACCAAATCCAGATGGATTTCTAAGGCATCAGGAGAGGTAATTATATGCGAAAAATCACCGAAATGCACAAAGAAGTTAAGCGTTCACGATTCCTTCAGTCCATTGACAAGAAAACATCTTTGCGATTTGCCGCAGTTGCCCGAACCGAGCTTCTGAAGGCGGAGGCCAGATCGCTTTTACCGTCTCTACCGGAAGAAAAAGGGTACACATTCATCCCAAACTTTTTTATTGAAAAGTTGCTCAGGGAAGACCTTTCCGTAGAGCAGTTTAACGATGTTCTGAAAATTTTTCGTCAAGGAAGGTAGCGATGAGCAATACAGCAAAAGTCTATGATTTCAGCGCTGCACACGGGCGCAGGAGTTCACGGATGGAAAACCAAAAGCAGGGGCATTTTTCCTTGTTCAGGAGTCTTCTGTCTAAGGAGTGGGCAAAGGATACAGCAAAACTTGCGATGTGGATTCGTCTCATTGGAGAGGCTTCCTACAAACATCGCACAGTAGAGTTTTCAGGAAGAGAATGGGATCTTATGCCTGGAGAACTGGTGACGACAGCGGCGATTATGGGAAGGAAATTACGCGATCAGGATGGTCATGAAAAAAGCCCTCAGGCAGTGACCAGGATGATTAATTTCTTTGTCAAAGAAGGGATGATCACCACTAAGGGAACTCGCTTTGGAACTGTGATATCAATCACAAATTATGGTCAATATCAGGAAATTTCACCCGATGAACCATTCGATAAACCATCCTATAACAACAAACCCAGCAATGGCGCGGCTTTGAAGCATTCACCCGATGAACCATGCGATAAACCATCCGATGAACAGAACAAGAAGGTAGTTAACAAGAAGGTAGTTAACAATAATAAAACCCCCCTACCCCCCAATGGGGGTGGTGATGGGCAGGTTAAACCTGAACGTCGCAAGGCAGAACGCATCGACTACGAATCCTTCCTGAACGCCTACAACACCGAAGTTGGCGACAGACTTCCACACGCTGTTTCGGTCAACGAGAAACGGAAACGCCGCCTGAAGAAAATCATCCCGCAACTGAAAACGCCAAACGTGGACGGTTTCAGGGCGTATGTCAGGGCGTTTGTGCATCAGGCCAGGCCGTTTTACTTCGGAGACAACGACACAGGCTGGACGGCTGATTTTGATTACCTGCTGAGGGAAGATTCGTTAACGGGAGTCCGGGAAGGGAAGTTTGCAGACAGGGGGATTGTATGAGACAGGATATCGAAGCGAGCGTTATCGGTGGCTTGCTGATTGGTGGGTTAACACCAACCGCGAGTGACGTTCTGGCAACGCTGGAGCCTGAAGCATTCTCAATTCCGCTCTACCGGAAAGCTTTTGAAGTTATCCGAAAGCAGGCCAGAAACAGGAACCTGATTGATGGACTGATGGTAGCCGAGGAATGCGGGGATGAATACGCAACGGCGGTGATGATGACTGCGCGGTCATGTCCCAGCGCTGCAAACCTGAAAGGTTATGCCGGAATGGTTGCAGACAGTTATCAACGGCGTCAGGTTTTACAGCTACTGGATGAGATGCGGGAGCCAATCAGTAACGGCACGCTGGACGCATCAGGCAGAGCGATGGATGAGCTTGTAAAGCGCCTGTCATCCATCAGGAAGCCGCGTAACGAGGTTAAACCTGTAAGACTGGGGGAAATCATCAATGACTACACTGACACGCTTGACAGGCGTCTGAGGAACGGAGAAGAGTCGGATACCCTGAAGACCGGAATCGAAGAGCTTGACGCTATCACCGGAGGGATGAACGCAGAAGACCTTGTGATTATTGCTGCTCGTCCTGGTATGGGTAAAACCGAACTGGCGCTGAAGATAGCCGAAGGCGTGGCAAGTCGTGTTATTCCTGGTTCTGGCGTCCGGCGCGGCGTGTTGATTTTCTCGATGGAAATGAGCGCCATTCAGGTTGTTGAGAGAGGGATTGCCGGCGCAGGAATGATGTCGGTCAGTGTGCTGCGTAACCCGTCACGTATGGACGATGAAGGATGGGGGAGAGTTGCAAGCGGGATGAAGTTGCTGGCAGATCTGGATGTGTGGGTAGTTGACGCATCGCGTTTGTCTGTCGAAGAAATCAGGTCCATTTCCGAACGCCACAAGCAGGAGCATCCTAATCTGTCACTGATTATGGCTGACTATCTCGGGCTAATTGAGAAACCAAAAGCGGAACGTAATGACCTCGCCATAGCTCATATCTCCGGAAGCCTTAAGGCGATGGCGAAAGACCTGAAAACGCCGGTTATCTCACTAAGCCAGCTTTCACGCGATGTTGAGAAGCGACCAAACAAACGCCCGACTAACGCAGATTTGCGTGATTCAGGAAGCATTGAACAGGACGCAGACTCAATCATCATGCTTTACCGTGAAGCGGTGTATGATGAGCATTCCCCCGCAGCACCATTTGCAGAACTTATCGTCACAAAAAACAGGTTTGGATCACTTGGTACTGTGTATCAACGATTCATTAACGGACATTTTCACAATTGCGACCAGGAAGAAGCTAAACGGGCATCAACCAGCAAGACAACACAAGGTAAACGATACGCAAAAGGAGCAGATGTATGACGCTTAAGAAATTTGATATTGATGAGTATATTGCGCAGGAAGAAGAGTTAAATAGCGCAATTAAAATTGAAGATAATCATATAGTTATTAGGATACCAGATAACGACTTCAATGAGGTATATGACATTCCGCTAAGCGATCTGGTAGATGCCGCTGGTATTGTGGAATGGATTTTTCATCTTGCTGAAAAACAATGGATTAACAGACATATGCTTAGAAGGTTTATTAAAATTGCAAGTGCTCACGCTGGCATAAAACTTTAAATATTTGCGGGGGAACCATGAAAGACATCGTAAAAGTAATAAGGTCTAGAGTTGAGCTTAAGGTGCAAGGCAAAAATTTCATTGGCTTATGTCCATTTCACAATGAGAAAACCCCGTCTTTTATTGTTAACTCTGCCAAACAGACATTCGAATGCTTAGGTTGCGGTTTCAATGGCGACGCTGATGACTTCATTGAAATGTACAACATTCTGAATGATGGGTTAAGCATCATTACTAATGATGAGATTGATAAATTTACAGGTTCGACGCAATGAACAACCAAATAATAACTGAAATGCTTTTGAATCCACGGTTCATTGCTGTTTTGAACAGATGTATCGACGAAGAAGAATTAATTATTCAATTCGAAAGGCTGTCAGGAGTAAGCCGACCACCAAAGAGGCAGCATCCAGTAGAACTGATGGTTGATAAAGCGACAGGATTTTATGATGAGCAGTGGAAACTGTTTTTTGAAGCATTTATCCCGTTCGTCTATGAGTTTATATGGCTCACATGGAAAGACCGTGACAATGAGGAGTACTGGCAATGACCATCTACATCACTGAGCTGGCAACAGGCCTGCTGGTAATCGCAGGCCTTTTTATTTGGGGGAGAGGGATATGAACGAGAGCTACCAACAGTTTGAAGATTGGTGGTCAAAAGACAAAAGCCCGTTCACGGAAGACGACGAGTTAAAGGAGTTTGCCAGGGTGATATGGCAGGCATCACGCGCGGCTATTGAGCTGGATATCGACTGGCCCGAATCGAATGACGACTTTTGGAAAGATGGCGAAGAAGGCGCTTATGCGATGGGCTATGAGGATGGTCGTGACAAAACGGTAATTGCAGTAATGAAAGCTATCAGAGCAGCTGGAATCAAAGTGAAGGAGTGAGTATGAGCAAAGTATCAAGAGGAATGAAAATATCGCTTATTTTCATCCTTAATCCGCATCGTATCTTTTTGGCTTCAGCAGTATGGCTGTCATATTTTGTTTATTGGTTAGCAGATAAATTTGATGATTTTGCGGGATGGCTTGAGAATTTTGCGAATGCGAGGTTTAAGTCATGGCCGCTTCTCGGAGAGAGGATGTCTGACGAATTAAACCAGTATTATGTGGAAAAGAGCAAGGAGCAGAGCAGGAGGGCAAGTGAAGCAATTATTCCTGCTTCGCAACGAAGCAATCAGAAATAACGCCATAGACGCCATTCTCTCACTACCAATCGACGACAAGTCACCCCACGAAGTCCACGTCAAAGAACCTAAGCGAACCAAAGCACAGAACGACCGTATGTGGCCGATGCTTCAGGACGTCTCCCGTCAGGTGCTTTGGCATGGTCAACGACTGTCTCCGGAAGACTGGAAAGACCTGTTCACTGCACTGTGGCTTAAGACCAAAAAACTGGAGCAAAGAAGCGTACCCGGTATTGACGGCGGTGTTGTTCTTCTTGGGGTACGTACCAGCAAAATGAGGAAGGCCAGCATGACAGAGCTTATCGAAATCATGTTCTGGTTCGGCTCAGAACGTAACGTGAGATGGAGTGATGACTCCCGGCGAGAGTACGAGTGGTCAAAACGAACAGGGAGGGCAGCATGAGACGACAGCGACGAAGTATCACCGACATCATCTGCGAAAACTGCAAATACCTACCAACGAAACGCTCCAGAAATAAACCCAAGCCAGCACCAAATGAATCAGACGTAAAAACCTTCAATTACACGGCTCACCTGTGGGATATCCGGTGGCTAAGACATCGTGCGAGGAAATGACAATGCTTTTAATTCAACCAGGATTTGGCCTGAGCATCAAAAAAGGGCACATGTTTGGCGAGAAAGAGTCTCAACGAAAAATGGTGTCCATCCGGTTGCCGTTTATCAGTATTTATTGGCTAAACAAAGAAGCAACAAATTATTGGTATGAATGCGCGCGTGCCGCATTTAATGACCCTGACTGGTTTATTGAAAACCATCATGCAGTTCGTCAGGCGAAACGAAAATCCACCATAACAAAAATGAAAGCGTATCGGGACGCTTGGGAAGAACATAGAAATCGATACCAAAAGGACATTGAAAAGCTGGAATCAGAAAACACTGAGCTAAAACGAAGACTAGGGGAAGCGAAAAGGGATATTGATGCCTATAAGCGGCTTGTAGGTGGTGATAGCCATGCTTAGCCCAACTCAAATCATGCAATACCAGAAAGAAAGCGTCGATCGAGCTTTAACGTGCGCTAACTGCGGTCAGAAGCTGCATGTGCTGGAAGTTCACGTTTGTGAGCACTGTTGCGCAGAACTGATGAGCTATCCGAATAGCTCGATGCACGAGGAAGAAGACGATGAATAGCGTCAAGCCATATTCACCGAGGGGGCAGGATTACATCAGGCGCGTCGCCGGTAAGGTTCCGGCAGAAGTAATGGCGGCGGCACTTGGCAGAACCAGAAACAGCCTGGTTAACTGGGCTAATCGACATGGAATAAGCCTGAGGGTTCCTTACGGAATACTTAAAAAGCACTGGCCTGAATATGCTGAAAAAATGACAAAAGGGGGACGCAATGGCACTAAAGAGAGATAAGTTTGATGACGTTTTCTCCCAACTGGTGAGGGAGCGAACGGACTGGATCTGCGATTACTGCGGACGAACATTCCACCACGAAAGACAAAAACTCCACTGCTCCCACTTCAAATCCCGACGACACAAAGCAACCCGATACCATCCCTATAACGCCTTCGCCCACTGCATTGGCTGTCACCGAAAACTCGAAGAGGACCCATACGAATTCACCGCGCATGCGGAGATTGTCTATGGGGAGATGACAATAGAGCGTGTAGCGCGTCTGGCGTGCATTCCTGTGCGCTTAAATCCTTGGCAGATGGATGAGCTATACCAACACATGAAGAGCGAACTGAAGCGGTTACAGGAGCTAAGGGCGCATGGTGTTACAGGGCGCATCGATTTCACATTGCCAGACTGGTATCAGGACGGAATTCAACTCCGCATGGGGGAATCTCAATGTGCAGCATAACCAGCATTAACCAGGCAAAACAGCAGCGTGAACGTGACGAAGCTGAATTGCGCAGCGTCAGAGAGATGACGGAGCAACACCAGAAGGCGATGGATTATCTGCATGAGCGAGGGCGTGAACTGGTGAACCGGCTTGGATTGAACAAGACATCGGGAGGCGATGCTGCATGAATCTGGAAAATGTAGTGAAGTTTCACTTCGCAAAATCTACTCAGATAAACGATATCCCTCGCGCAACAGCTTCAGAAACGTTAACTGGCACTGATGTTATGGCAGCTATGGGTATGACTCAAAGTCGCGCCTCGTTGGGTTACAGCGCGTTTCTTGGGAAGATGGAAATCAGCAGCAATGACCGTGAGAAAGCTATTGAACTGCTGACTGCCTATGCTCTTAAGAACTGCGATAATGTTCCTGCCTTACGCAAGCTAGAAAATGATATTAAGCCAAAGGTAATGCAAGTGCTCGCAACATTCGCATTTGCTGACTATTCACGAAGCGCTGCCAGTACCAGAACCTGTGATTGCTGCGGCGGGAAGAAGTTTATCGATGCCGAGGTAATGACGATGAAAAGCATCGGGCAGCCGTACCTCTCAGAGCGCAAGGAGACGGTGAAAGTTTTGTGCAATAAGTGCAAAGGGAAGGGGGTTCTGACCAACGCATGCCAGTGCAATGGCAAAGGTGTTGTTATCGATAAAGAGAAAACTATTCTACAAGGAGGCGTCCCTGCATACAAAACATGCAGACGTTGTAATGGGCGAGGATATGCTCGGTTACTGCCTGATAGCGTTCGAAAGTACATCTGCGCAACAGTGATTGATATTCCTGAAACCACATGGCGCAGGTCATATAAGGATTTCTTCGAAAGTCTGGTAGGTGAGTGTATTAAGCAGGAGGAATATGCAAATCAGATGTTGAGCAAAGTCACGCAGTGATAAATATTTTCTACTGAAAAGGAGTTCTGTAGAAAATGCTCTTTACAAAGTGGCGATTTTTGTTTAATATCGTTTCTAACAGTAGAAATCCGTCCTTTGTTAAGGTGGATTTGAGAGAAGGCCCTGCAGCAATGCGGGGCTTTTTGCGTTTTAAGCACGACCTTTCTGAAAGCGCATCCCACCAAATACCAGACAGACAATACTCTCACCTTATCCGCTGTGGCTACGGTGGCGTATGCGCTTCCATCCCTTCTGCGCATCTCACGCGCATATCAACGAGAGCCTTTCAGTAAGCGAGCCTGAGAAATGCCGTTATAGGTGGCGACCTCTCTCGGGCGGCTTTTCTGTGAGACAGGCTCACTTTCTAAAAGGTAATCGCTGTGAAGTTCGAAGATATATTTGAATACAACCCTGATACCGGTGAATTGAAGTGGAAGGTAAGTTTTTCAAACCGCATCAAGGCTGGAGATAAAGCAGGGTCAGAAAAAAAAGACAGTGGCTACATTCTATTAAAACTTAACGGAAGGTCTTACCAGGCTCATAGAATAGCTTGGCAAATATGCCATGGAGAAATTCCGTCAGGAATGGAAATAGACCATATCAATAGCGTTAGAAATGATAATCGAATATCTAATCTTCGCCTTGTTACGCATCTTGAGAATGTTAAAAATCAAAAGAAACACTGCACTAACGTATCTGGCGTGATGGGTGTTAGTTGGAACAAGAAGCGACAGAAATGGTACGCGTATATCCATGCAGATGGAAAGAGAAAGTATCTTGGGTATTACGACTGCATGGAAAGCGCTGTAGCTAAGAGAAGGCAAGCTGAAAGGCACCTCGGGTATCACGAGTTGCATGGAAACAAATGAAAAACCTCGCACATGGCTGGCTTCGTGAAAGCGGGTGGCAAGAGTTGTTGTCGATTAAAAATAAATATTAAGGAGTAGCTTATGCTAAGCGAAACAGCGAAAGATATCGCAGGATATGAAGGTAAATATTCCGTAACTACTGATGGCCGTGTTTATTCTCATTCGAGAGTTGATGCGTGTGGAAGGTTACAGAAGGGCAGATGGCTTAAGCCTGTTAATCATAGTGATGGTTACTTGTATGTAAATCTCCGCGACAAAGGAACACTTAAAAAACATTACATTCACAGGGTAGTGGCGGATGCATTCATTGATAATCCAAACTCGCTTCCACAGGTAAACCACATAAATGGAATCAAGTCTGACAACAGAGTAGATAATCTTGAGTGGGTTACTGGCTGCCAGAATATGGTCCATGCAAGCAAATCAGGATTGCTAAACCCCATCAGTGGTGAGCGTCACTATTGTGCAAAACTCACTACTGAGCAAGTGAAAGAAATACGTGCGTGCAAATCAATGTCACAGCGTGAAATGGCGAGAATGTACGGCGTATCAAAAGCAACAATTGCAGGAATTCTTAACAATAAGACATGGATTATTTATTAACCAATTAATTAAGAACTCCCATTACAGGATGCATTTATGAGTGCATCCATTAATGGTCGTTAAATGCGATGGATAGGGATACTGCGCAAACAGTATCCCTAATGGTCTCCTCGCGACAACTGTGACGAGCAAACCACGTTACTAATCACTGTATCCTGGATTTGTTCTTTCCAATATCAACCAATTCATAACATTGAACAAATCCTCACGGTCGTGAGGTAAGACATGAAAAAGATGCCAGAAAAACATGATCTGTTAACCGCCATGATGGCGGCAAAGGAACAGGGCATCGGGGCAATCCTTGCGTTTGCAATGGCGTACCTTCGCGGTCGGTATAATGGCGGTGCGTTTAAGAAAACACTAATAGACGCAACGATGTGCGCCATTATCGCCTGGTTCATTCGTGACCTTTTAGTCTTCGCCGGACTGAGTAGCAATCTTGCTTACATAGCGAGTGTATTTATCGGCTACATCGGCACAGACTCGATTGGTTCGCTAATCAAACGCTTCGCTGCTAAAAAAGCCGGAGTCGATGATGCAAATCAGCAGTAACGGAATCACCAGATTAAAACGTGAAGAAGGCGAGAGACTAAAAGCCTATTCAGATAGCAGGGGGATACCAACTATTGGGGTTGGGCACACCGGAAAAGTGGATGGTAATCCTGTCGTATCAGGGATGATAATCACAGCCGAAAAATCGTCTGAACTGCTTAAAGAGGATTTGCAGTGGGTTGAAGATGCGATAAGTAGTCTTGTTCGCGTCCCGCTGAATCAGAACCAATATGATGCACTATGTAGCCTGATATTCAATATAGGTAAATCAGCATTTGCTGGCTCTACCGTTCTGCGCCAGTTGAATTTAAAGAATTACCAGGCAGCAGCAGATGCTTTCCTGTTATGGAAAAAAGCTGGTAAAGACCCTGATATTCTCCTTCCTCGGAGGCGGCGAGAAAGAGCGCTGTTCTTATCATGAGTCGTATTAAGGCAATTATTGCGCCTGTCATTATCTGCATCATCGTCTGTCTTTCGTGGGCGGTTAATCAATACCGCAATAACGCCATCACCTACAAAGACCAGCGCGATAAAGCCACATCCATCATCGCTGATATGAAGAAGCGTCAACGTGATGTAGCAGAACTCGACGCCAGATACACAAAGGAGCTTGCTGATGCTAACGCGACTATCGAAAGTCTACGTGCTGATGTTTCTGCTGGTCGTAAGCGCCTGCAAGTCTCCGCCACCTGTCCAAAGTCAACGACCGGAGCCAGCGGCATGGGCGATGGAGAAAGCCCAAGACTTACAGCAGATGCTGAACTCAATTATTACCGTCTCCGAAGTGGAATCGACAAGATAACCGCGCAGGTTAACTACCTGCAGGAGTACATCAGGACGCAATGCCTGAAATAATTTCCATCACATAGAAATTTGACAAGTGACTTTCATGAAAATGCCTCGCGATGCGGGGCGTTTTTATATCCGCAGTAAATGCGCCTCACACGCGCTACTTCTGAACACAGAACCTTTCAGGATGACCCTTGAGGATGCCGGTTTGGTGATCGGTGCCTTTCTGTGGGCCGGAATCCTGTGTGACAAGGTTCATCACTTAAAGGTAACTACCGATGCAATTAGTTGAAATCAAGAAGCTCGACTTGGTCACTAACTCCGCTGTAATCGCTACTGGCGTCAAAAAGGATCACAAGCCTGTGATTCAGCTCATCAGGAAGTACAAAAGCGACCTCGAAGAGTTCGGAAGGGTGGAATTTGAAATGCGACCCTTTCAAACGGATGGGGGCATGCAGAAGCAGGAAATAGCACTGTTAAACGAACAGCAAACCACGCTGTTGATCACATACATGCGAAACAATGAAGTTGTGCGTGAATTCAAAAAGCGCCTGGTAGCTGAATTCTTCACTATGCGTAGCGCGCTGGCGAAAAAGAAAATGGATCGCAACTCTGCACGCCTGGAGTACAAACCCATGACCTACGCCATCAAACATGAGCGAGAGGCTCAGGGTAAGCAGATCGCCCCGCATCACTTCAGCAACGAAGCTGACCTGATTAACCGACTGGCGCTGGGCATGACGGCGGCCAAGTTCCGCGTGCATCACGAAATCGGGAAGAAAGAGCCGATCCGCGATTACCTGACGCCGGAACAAATTCACTGCATCACCGAGCTACAGCGCGCCAACACGGTATTCATCAGCATGGGGTGGGACTTCGAACAACGCAAAGAAGTGCTGCGCGGCATGTTCGAGCGTAATCATCGTCAGCCGCTTATCGAAGAACAGCACCGCCTGGCGGCCTAAGCTACAAAATAGCTTCGAGAGCCACTTTCACAACGGCTCTTCATTACAAAGCCCATCTACGGGTGGGCTTGATAATGAAACCGGAATTTATTCCAGGTCACCAATTAGCAGCAGTACCGCGAAACAACCCAAGCCAGTAAGTGGGGTAAATAACACTGGCAGCCACCGAAAGATGAACCTCCGGCCTTATGGCAAAAAAGATTCTTTGTGGTGGCGGACTGATGGAGAGATATCGGTTATTGCAGAGACCATTCAATGAGTGGTCTCGACAATGGCTTATTCCAACAACCGGAGCCAAAACAATGGCAGAGATTATTCCCATGACTGAAGAACAGAAATTCCAGTTAGAGATTTATAAACTGGTCATGAACCAGAACGCAGCCGCAGAGGAAGCATTTCAATTCATTGGCACTGACGAACTAAAGCTTGAGCTATTCAAAATTCACTTCCAGTCAGGCGGCGCTAATTCAGATATCACGACTCGCACTATCGAAGCGGTTCGTAAATCGAAGGAAGCATTAGACCTGTTCACCACCGGAGCATAAGCATGGCAAACCCAAATTTCACGCCATCATGGCCTCTCTACAAAGATGCTGACGGTGTATATGTGTCTGCTCTTCCGATTAAAGCTATCAAATACGCTAATGACGGAAGTGCAAACGCAGAATTCGACGGTCCGTATGCTGACCAGTACATGTCAGCGCAAACAGTAGCCGTATTCAAGCCGGAGGTCGGTGGATATCTGTTCCGAAGCCAGTACGGAGAGCTGCTCTATATGAGCAAGGCAGCATTTGAAGCTAAGTACACTTCTGCAAGCGGTTCAGTAACGAATGCAGAGACGGCGGATAAGTTATCTACTGCTCGCACTATCACACTAACCGGCGCTGTCACAGGTTCAACGTCATTCGATGGTTCTGCTAACGTGACTATCGCAACTACCCAAGGAAGTTAACTTATGGCAGCACCAAAGGGCAACCGATTCTGGGAGGCCCGCAGTAGCCATGGGCGTAACCCGAAATTCGAGTCGCCTGAGGCGCTGTGGGCTGCTTGTTGTGAATACTTCGAGTGGGTGGAGGCTAACCCACTATGGGAGATGAAGGCTTTCTCATATCAAGGAGAAGTTACACAAGAGCCTATTGCCAAGATGAGGGCGATGACCATCACTGGGCTAACGCTATTCCTCGATGTGACGCTTGAAACATGGCGACAATACAGGGTGAGAGAAGACTTATCTGAGGTCGTTACGCGAGCAGAGCAAATCATCTACGACCAGAAATTCTCCGGCGCAGCCGCTGACCTTCTCAACGCTAACATCATCGCCCGCGATTTGGGCCTCAAAGAGCAGTCGCAAGTTGAAGACGTGACACCTGATAAGGGAGATCGCGATAAGCGTCGCTCTCGTATCAAGGAGCTATTCAACCGTGGAACTGGACGCGATTCTTGATAACCTGAGCGACGAAGAGCAAATCGAATTGCTCGAGCTACTCGAAGAAGAAGAGAACTACCGAAATACACACCTGCTATATGAATTTACGCCATACAGCAAACAGCGTGAGTTCATCGACGCCGGCCATGACTATCCAGAGCGATGTTTTATGGCTGGTAACCAGCTTGGTAAGTCATTTACTGGCGCTGCTGAAGTCGCGTTTCACCTTACCGGGCGATACCCGGGAACGAAAGGTTATCCTGCTGATGGCAAATATGGCGGAGAGTGGAAAGGTAAGCGTTTCTATGAGCCAGTTGTCTTCTGGATTGGCGGTGAAACAAACGAGACTGTAACCAAAACGACTCAACGCATCCTGTGCGGGCGTATCGAAGAGAATGATGAGCCTGGCTACGGTTCAATACCGAAAGAGGACATCATTAGCTGGAAGAAGTCTCCTTTCTTTCCGAACCTTGTTGATCATCTTCTGGTTAAGCATCACACGGCTGATGGTGTTGAAGATGGCATTTCAATCTGCTACTTCAAGCCATACTCGCAAGGCCGTGCACGCTGGCAGGGTGACACAATCCACGGCGTGTGGTTTGACGAAGAGCCACCATACAGCATTTATGGCGAAGGTCTTACCCGTACAAACAAATACGGGCAATTCTCAATTCTAACGTTTACCCCGCTGATGGGGATGTCTGACGTTGTTACCAAGTTCCTGAAGAATCCCAGCAAGTCGCAGAAAGTGGTCAACATGACCATCTATGATGCTGAGCACTACACCGACGAGCAGAAAGAGCAAATCATCGCATCCTATCCTGAGCATGAGAGAGAGGCGCGTGCTCGCGGTATTCCTACGATGGGTAGCGGTCGAATATTCCAGATACCGGAAGAGACGATTAAGTGCCAGCCATTCGAATGCCCGGATCACTTCTATGTTATCGACGCTCAGGACTTCGGCTGGAACCACCCGCAAGCTCACATTCAGCTTTGGTGGGACAAAGACGCAGATGTTTTCTATCTGGCGCGTGTGTGGAAGAAATCAGAGAACACCGCAGTCCAGGCATGGGGTGCTGTTAAGTCGTGGGCTAACAAAATACCTGTCGCGTGGCCTCATGACGGTCACCAACACGAAAAGGGCGGTGGTGAGCAACTTAAAACCCAATATGCGGACGCCGGGTTCTCTATGCTTCCCGAACACGCAACGTTCCCGGATGGCGGTAACTCAGTAGAGTCAGGCATTAGTGAGCTTCGTGACCTGATGCTTGAAGGAAGATTCAAAGTATTCAACACATGCGAACCATTCTTTGAAGAGTTCCGCCTCTATCATCGCGACGAGAACGGCAAGATCGTCAAGACCAACGATGATGTGCTCGATGCTACTCGCTACGGCTACATGATGCGCCGCTTCGCCAGGATGATGCGCGATATCAGAAAGCCGAAAGAAAAGAAAATTCCCGCACCGATTAGACCAGTACGCAGAGGACGATAATGGCCGACAATGAAAACAGGCTGGAGAGTATCCTGTCGCGCTTTGATGCGGACTGGACAGCCAGTGATGAAGTCAGACGAGAGGCAAAGAACGACCTGTTCTTTAGTCGGATCAGCCAATGGGATGACTGGCTATCACAATACACAACCCTGCAATATCGCGGGCAGTTCGATGTAGTGCGCCCAGTCGTGCGCAAGCTCGTTTCTGAGATGCGTCAGAACCCTATTGATGTTCTGTATCGTCCAAAGGATGGAGCAAGTCCTGACGCTGCTGATGTGCTGATGGGCATGTATCGCACCGACATGCGGCACAATACGGCGAAAATTGCTGTCAACATAGCCGTTCGTGAGCAGATTGAAGCAGGCGTGGGTGCGTGGCGTCTGGTCACTGACTACGAAGACCAAAGTCCAACGAGCAACAATCAGGTTATCCGTCGAGAGCCTATCCATAGTGCCTGTTCCCATGTTATATGGGACAGCAACAGCAAGCTGATGGATAAGTCTGACGCCCGTCACTGCACAGTTATCCACTCAATGAGCCAGAATGGTTGGGAGGATTTCGCAGAAAAATACGACCTAGATGCTGATGATATTCCATCATTCCAGAACCCCAACGATTGGGTATTTCCATGGCTGACGCAGGACACAATTCAGATCGCGGAGTTTTACGAAGTGGTCGAGAAGAAAGAGACGGCATTTATCTACCAAGACCCGGTTACGGGTGAGCCGGTAAGCTACTTTAAGCGCGATATTAAAGACGTCATCGATGACCTGGCTGATAGTGGATTTATCAAAATTGCAGAGCGCCAGATTAAGCGTCGCCGGGTATACAAATCGATTATCACCTGCACCGCCGTACTGAAAGACAAGCAGCTCATTGCTGGCGAACATATCCCCATTGTTCCGGTATTCGGAGAGTGGGGCTTCGTTGAAGATAAAGAAGTGTATGAGGGTGTCGTCCGCCTGACAAAAGACGGTCAGCGTCTGCGCAACATGATTATGTCGTTCAACGCCGACATCGTGGCCCGCACTCCGAAGAAGAAGCCGTTCTTCTGGCCTGAACAGATTGCAGGCTTTGAGCATATGTATGACGGTAACGACGATTACCCGTATTACCTGCTCAACCGCACTGATGAGAACAACGGAGACCTGCCAACTCAGCCGCTGGCATATTACGAAAACCCGGAAGTTCCGCAGGCCAACGCCTATATGCTGGAAGCTGCAACCAGCGCAGTAAAAGAGGTTGCCACTCTTGGTGTGGATGCTGGGTCGGTTAATGGTAATCAGGTTGCATTCGATACCGTAAACCAACTGAATATGCGGGCTGACCTTGAGACATACGTGTTTCAGGATAATCTGGCTACCGCTATGCGCCGTGACGGTGAGATTTACCAGTCGATAGTTAATGACATCTACGATGTTCCTCGCAACGTGACAATCACCCTTGAGGATGGCAGTGAAAAAGACGTTCAGCTAATGGCTGAGGTTGTTGACCTTGCCACTGGTGAACGGCAGGTACTGAACGATATCAGGGGGCGCTATGAGTGCTACACGGATGTTGGGCCATCATTCCAGTCCATGAAGCAGCAAAACCGCGCAGAAATTCTTGAGTTGCTCGGCAAGACGCCACAGGGAACGCCAGAATATCAACTGCTGTTGCTTCAGTACTTCACCCTGCTTGATGGTAAAGGTGTTGAGATGATGCGTGACTATGCCAACAAGCAGCTTATTCAGATGGGCGTCAAGAAGCCAGAAACGCCTGAAGAGCAGCAATGGTTAGTAGAGGCGCAACAAGCCAAACAAGGTCAACAAGACCCGGCAATGGTTCAGGCTCAGGGCGTACTCCTGCAGGGGCAGGCTGAACTGGCTAAAGCTCAGAACCAGACGCTGTCCCTGCAAATCGATGCAGCTAAAGTCGAAGCGCAGAACCAGCTTAACGCTGCCAGAATCGCAGAAATCTTCAACAACATGGACCTCAGTAAACAATCTGAGTTTAGAGAGTTCCTTAAAACCGTTGCTTCATTCCAGCAGGACCGCAGCGAAGACGCTCGCGCAAATGCTGAGTTACTCCTTAAAGGCGATGAACAGACGCACAAGCAGCGAATGGACATTGCCAACATCCTGCAATCGCAGAGACAAAATCAACCTTCCGGCAGTGTAGCCGAGACACCTCAATAAGAGAGAGTTAATCATGGAACCAACCACCGAAATTCAGGCAACTGAAGACTTAACCCTGTCCGGCGATCATGCAGCGGCATCTGCTGATAGCTTAGTTGTCGATAATGCCAACGACAATGCAGGTCAGGAAGAGGGCTTTGAGATTGTCCTGAAGGACGATGAGACAGCACCAAAACAAGACCCGGCAAAGAACGCAGAATTCGCCCGCCGCCGCATCGAGCGCAAACGACAGCGCGAGCTTGAGTAGCAGATGGAGGCAGTTAAACGCGGAGAATTGCCGGAGAGTTTACGGGTAAACCCTGACCTTCCTCCTCAGCCAGACATTAACGCCTATCTGTCAGAAGAAGGCCTGGCTAAATATGACTACGACAACAGCCGTGCGCTTGCCGCTTTCAATGCTGCTAATACCGAATGGCTAATGAAAGCGCAGGACGCCCGCAGCAATGCCGTAGCAGAACAGGGCCGCAAGACTCAGGAGTTTACCCAGCAATCAGCGCAATACGTCGAAGCTGCCCGCAAACACTATGACGCGGCGGAAAAGCTCAACATCCCTGACTATCAGGAGAAAGAAGACGCATTTATGCAACTGGTTCCGCCTGCGGTTGGGGCCGACATTATGCGCCTGTTCCCGGAGAAGTCCGCCGCGCTCATGTATCACCTGGGTGCAAACCCGGAGAAAGCCCGCCAGTTGCTGGCGATGGATGGGCAGTCCGCGCTGATTGAACTCACTCGACTATCCGAACGCTTAACTCTCAAGCCTCGCGGTAAACAAATCTCTTCCGCTCCCCCTGCTGACCAGCCGATTACCGGTGATGTCAGCGCAGCAAATAAAGATGCCATTCGTAAACAGATGGATGCGGCTGCGAGCAAGGGAGATGTGGAAACCTACCGCAAGCTAAAGGCAAAACTTAAAGGAATCCGATAATGGCTTTGAACGAAGGTCAAATTGTTACACTGGCGGTAGATGAAATCATCGAAACCATCTCCGCAATCACTCCAATGGCGCAGAAAGCCAAGAAATACACCCCGCCTGCTGCTTCTATGCAGCGCTCCAGCAATACCATCTGGATGCCTGTAGAGCAGGAGTCACCCACTCAGGAGGGCTGGGATTTAACTGATAAAGCGACAGGTTTGTTGGAACTCAACGTCGCGGTAAACATGGGAGAGCCGGATAACGACTTCTTCCAGCTACGCGCCGATGACTTGCGAGACGAGACTGCGTATCGTCACCGCATCAAGTCCTCCGCTCGCAAGCTGGCGAACAACGTTGAGTTGAAAGTCTCAAACATGGCAGCCGAGATGGGTTCGCTGGTTATCACCTCACCTGATGCCATCGGCACTAATACCGCAGACGCCTGGAACTTTGTGGCCGACGCAGAAGAAATCATGTTCTCCCGCGAACTTAACCGCGACATGGGGACATCGTACTTTTTCAACCCACAGGACTACAAAAAGGCGGGTTATGACCTGACCAAGCGTGATATCTTCGGGCGCATCCCTGAAGAAGCATACCGCGATGGCACCATTCAGCGTCAGGTCGCTGGCTTCGATGATGTCCTGCGCTCTCCGAAACTTCCTGTGCTGACCAAATCCACCGCAACTGGCATCACTGTATCCGGTGCGCAGTCCTTCAAGCCTGTCGCATGGCAACTGGATAACGATGGCAACAAAGTTAACGTTGATAACCGTTTTGCTACCGTCACCCTGTCTGCAACTACCGGCCTGAAACGCGGCGACAAAATTTCGTTTGCTGGCGTTAAGTTCCTCGGTCAGATGGCTAAGAACGTGCTGGCGCAGGACGCGACTTTCTCCGTGGTCCGTGTTGTTGACGCTACTCACGTTGAAATTACGCCGAAGCCAGTTGCGCTGGATGATGCTTCCCTGTCTCCTGAGCAACGCGCCTACGCCAACGTTAATACCTCGCTGGCTGATGCAATGGCGGTGAACATCCTGAACGTTAAAGATGCCCGTACCAACGTGTTCTGGGCTGATGACGCTATCCGTATTGTGTCTCAGCCTATTCCGGCCAACCACGAACTGTTTGCAGGTATGAAAACTACCTCATTCAGCATCCCGGATGTCGGCCTTAACGGTATCTTCGCGACGCAGGGTGATATTTCCACCCTGTCAGGCCTGTGCCGTATTGCGCTGTGGTACGGCGTAAACGCGACACGACCGGAAGCAATCGGTGTTGGCCTTCCTGGTCAGACTGCGTAACTAACAGGGGCTTCGGCCCCTTTCTTATTTGAGGTGACATATGGGCGTAATGCTATATAAGCAGGGTCGTGGAACGAAGGTATGGGGCAAGGAAGTTCAGGTTAAAGTTGTCGATGACGGCGACGTAGAAGATCACCTTGCCGATGGTTGGGTTAGGCATCCAAATGAGGTGCAGGAGACTAATGACGAGCCAATCGGCGATTCAGGCGTGGTCAAGAAAGACATGGGTGAAGTATCTGATGGATACCACACCTTTAACGAACTATATGCACATCGAGTGCGCCTGTTTTCAACACTAATGAATGCCTTCCGCGAAAGCGCATGGTGGAGCTTTCAGCATCATGACGGCGAGCAATGGGATGGATGGGTGTTAGCTGGCATCGACACCCCAGAAGGCGCGGTAACATACCACCTCCCAGAGAGTGAAATTGAGCATCTGCCTAAAGGCACGGAAATTGAGTTTGGCAAGGGATGGGACGGCCACGCGGCAGATGATGTGTTGAATCGTCTGCTAAGCCTGCGACCGAAAGAACCGGCAACCAAAGAACGCAAAAAGCCAGGACCAAAGCCTAAGGCGGAAAGCGATGCAGATAAAGACTAAAGGCGATCTGGTCAGGGCGGCGCTTCGTAAGTTGGGCGTGGCATCAGATGCAACCCTTACCGATGTCGAACCTCAGTCTATGCAGGATGCCGTTGATGATCTGGAAGCGATGATGGCTGAGTGGTATCAGGACGGGAAAGGCATCATTACCGGTTATGTATTCTCAGATGATGATAATCCTCCCGCTGAAGGTGATGATCACGGCCTTCGCTCAAGCGCAGTCAGCGCCGTATTCCATAATCTGGCCTGCCGCATTGCTCCTGATTATGCGCTTGAGGCTACTGCCAAAATTATCGCCACTGCTAAATATGGGAAGGAGCTTCTCTATAAGCAGACCGCCATCGCCAGAGCTAAACGAGCGCCTTACCCGTCACGCATGCCAACAGGCAGCGGTAATAGTTTTGCCAATCTGAACGAATGGCATTATTTCCCCGGAGAGCAGAATGCCGATTCAACAACTCCCCATGATGAAGGGAATGGGTAAGGACTTCAAGAATGCCGACTATATTGATTACCTGCCAATCAATATGTTGGCTACACCGAAAGAAGTCCTCAACTCATCGGGTTATTTACGCTCATTCCCAGGCATAGCGAAGCGCAACGATGTAAATGGTGTATCGCGTGGTGTTGAATACAATACCGCGCAGAACGCTGTATATCGCGTTTTAGGCAGCAAGCTCTACAAAGGGGAAACCGTAGTAGGTGACGTCGCCGGAAGTGGTCGCGTATCAATGGCGCATGGTCGAACATCACAGGCGGTAGGCGTTAATGGTAAACTGGTCGAGTATCGCTATGATGGCACGGTTAAGACCGTCTCAAACTGGCCTACAGACAGCGGATTCACGCAGTATGAGTTAGGTTCGGTCCGTGACATTACTCGCTTACGTGGGCGTTATGCGTGGTCAAAAGACGGCACTGATTCATGGTTTATCACTGACCTCGAAGATGAATCGCATCCTGACCGCTACAGTGCAGAATATCGCGCAGAATCGCAACCTGACGGGATAATTGGCATAGGTTCATGGCGAGATTTCATCGTCTGCTTTGGCTCGTCGACGATAGAGTATTTCTCGCTTACCGGAACAACCACAGCAGGCGCAGCGCTTTACGTTGCTCAGCCATCTCTAATGGTGCAGAAGGGTATTGCCGGAACATACTGCAAAACGCCGTTCGCTGATTCATACGCCTTTATCAGTCATCCGGCTACTGGCGCACCTTCCGTCTACATCATCGGGTCAGGGCAGGCTTCACCAATTGCGACCGCCAGTATTGAGAAGATTATCCGCTCATACACAGCTGAAGAACTGGCGACGGGTTTAATGGAAACTTTGCGCTTCGATTCTCATGAGCTTCTGATTATTCATCTCCCGCGTCATGTGCTGGTTTACGATGCCTCATCAAGCCAGAACGGGCCGCAATGGTGCGTACTGAAAACAGGTTTATACGACGATGTGTACCGCGCTATCGACTTCATGTACGAAGGCAATCAGATAACGTGCGGCGATAAGCTGGAATCGGTGACAGGGCAATTGCAGTTCGACATATCTTCACAATACGAAAAACAACAAGAACATATTTTATATTCTCCTTTAATAAAGGCAGATAACGTCTTAATAAATGACCTTGAATTAGAAACATCTGGCGGAGTGTGTGATAGAATAGATAGAATAGATAGAATATTTATATCAGCCACTACAGATGGAATTAATTACGGTCGTGAGCAAATGGTCGTATTACAAAAACCATTTGTATATGACAATCGCGTTTTATGGCGAAAGGTTGGTCGAGTTAGACGCCTCATTGGATTTAAATTTAGAGTTATTGCAAAAGGCCCGGTCACATTATCAGGCCTTTCTATTCGTATAACATAAATCGAAACTCAAGGAGTGGATATGTTAAGTGAAGATGCAAAAGATATCGAAGGATATGAAGGACTGTACGCCATCACTAATGATGGGATAGTTTACTCGCATTCAAGAGTAAATTTGAGGGGGCGGCTTATTAAGGGGAGATGGCTGAAGCATAATCATAACGTAAATGGATATAAGTATGTATGTTTATATAAGGATGGCGCAAAAAAGAACATACTAATACATAAGCTTGTTGCATCTCACTTTGTTAGTGGGTTTGCTGAAGGGTTACAGGTTAATCATATCGATGGTGATAAATATAATAATAACCATCTAAATCTTGAATGGGTTACTCCGTCAGGAAACATCTCACACTCATATGGGTTGGAATCGAGAGGTAATGTAAAAGGAGAAAGGAATGGTAATTCTAAAATATCTAATGATGATGTCATAAAGATAAAAGAAATGGTTGCCAATGGCTTTCCTCAGTGTGAAGTTGCTAAATTATTTGGAATTCACAATTCAAAGGTTAGTAGAATTGTGAATGGCAAGGCATGGAGGCATGTGAATGGCTGATTCGAATCTCAACACACCTGTCGTTATTCAGGCCACCCGTCTCGACGCTTCAATTCTTCCCCGTAACGTCTTTAGTCAGTCTTATCTGCTCTATGTAATCGCGCAGGGAGCTGACGTTGGTGCTATTGCGGGAAAGGCAAACGAAGTTGGACAGGGCGCTTATGACGCGCAGGTAAAAAATGATGAGCAGGATGTGATTCTTGATAAGCACGAAAAAAGAATTACAAAAACAGAAGAGGATATTTCAGGAATAAAAGTAAAGCTTCTTGAAATAGAGAATGATGTTAACGGACTGAAAATAAAAGTTCAGGATATCGATGGTAAGGTATCAGAGATAATCGTTGATTATGTTTCACTCAGCAGAACAGGAACTCAAACTCTTGCCTCATCCCTTAACGTATCAGGAAGTTATTCTGTTAACGGTACAAAAGTTGTTGGCGCTCGCCAGACTGGATGGACCGCGGCAACAGGTACGGCGAATAAAGGCGCATTTAACGCTGACCTGACATTTGCCGTTAGCGATACTTACACGCAATCTGAAATCCAGGCTATAGCCAATTCTCTAATTGCTGAGCGTCGGCGTACCAAGGCTTTGGAAGACGCCTTGCGTGCACATGGGCTAATTGATTAATGATTACATTCACTCCAACACGCAACATCGACCTGATAGAAACGGTCGGCAACCATCCCGACATCATCGCCGGTAGCAACAACGGTGACGGATACGACTACAAGCCTGAGTGCCGCTATTTCGAAGTGAACGTACATGGTCAGTTCGGTGGCATCGTGTATTACAACGAGATTCAGCCGCTGACCTTTGATTGTCACGCCATGTACCTGCCAGAGATTCGCGGATTCAGCAAGGAAATAGGGCTGGCGTTCTGGCGATACATTCTGACCAACACCACCGTTCAGTGCGTCACATCATTTGCTGCACGCAAATTCCGCCACGGTCAGATATACTGCGCAATGATTGGCCTTAAGCGTGTGGGAACCATCAAGAAATACTTCAAAGGCGTAGATGACGTGACGTTTTACGCCGCCACCCGAGAAGAGTTAACCGACTTCCTGAATAACGGGAGATAGCCATGTTATATGCATTTAAGCTGGGCAGGAAACTGCGCGGTGAGGAACCTTATTATCCTGAAAAAGGCGGTAAAGGTGGCTCATCAAGCAGCGGGGCAAAAGAAGCCGCAAAAGCAACACAGTACGCAGCAGACCTGCAAAACCAACAATTCAATCGTGTGATGGAACAGTTGGCACCTTACGCCGCCGCAGGTTTGCCGGCTCTCCAGCAGATTCAGCAGCTATCAACGCTGGAAGGTCAGAACAGCGCTCTCAATCAGTATTACAACTCAGACCAGTATAAACAGTTGGCTGATCAGGCTCGCTATCAAAGCCTGAATGCAGCGGAAGCCACCGGAGGTCTTGGCTCTACAGCAACATCAAACCAAATTGCATCCATTGCACCAACGCTCGGGCAGAACTGGTTGTCAGGGCAGATGCAAAACTATGGCAACCTGTTAAACGTTGGTCAGTCTGCGGCAGCAGGCCAGGCATCGGCAGGACAGAACTATGCAAATAACGCAGGTAATCTTGCGCAACAGATGGCGGCGATCCGCTCTCAGGGTTCTGGTCAATCCACACTTGGAAGTGCCATTAGCGGTGGTACAAGTGGTGCTCTTGCGGGGGCTGGTCTTGCCGGGATGCTTGGAGCATCAACGCCGTGGGGGGCTGGCATTGGTGCGGGTATCGGATTGCTTGGCTCACTCTTCTAAGGAGTTATCGTGGCTACATTTCAACTCGCCGGGTTGCCATCAATGCAGGTAGCGAACCAGAACGCGCCCGGACAACCATCATTATCCAGTTACGACTTCAGCCAGCGCCCAAACGTTGGAGTTCAACTTGCTCATGGGCTTGGCGCAGTTGGTCAGGCAATGAGGCTTTCTGACTTTCAAAAAGCTTTCGGTCAGGCTTATGCGGCAGGTGATCGCGACGCCTTGCGTCAACTTGCAGCCACCAATCCAGACCAGATTGAAACAATTCGTCAGGGCATGGGTTTTGTTGATGCTGATCGCAATCAGGCGATGGGCGATATGTCTGCACGATTGAACATTGCCGCCGCTCAGGGGCCAGAGGCGGTGATGCGAGAGCTTGTCACTCACCAGAATACACTGCAGCAAATTGGCGTATCTCCTGAACAGGCGTGGCAGACATATCAACAAAGCCCTGAAGGATTCACGCAGTTAACAGACCTTATTGGGATGCACGCGGTAGGACCAGAAAAGTATTTTGATATTCAGGACAAGTTGACAGGTCGCGAGATTGACCGAGGTCGACTTGCTGAAACAATCCGCAGCAATAAAGCAGGTGAGGGGCTTCAGGCTCGCGGGCAGAATATAACAATGCGTGGACAAGATATGTCAGCGGCAACAGCGCGACGCGGTCAAGATTTGGCAACGCAAAGAGCAAACGCCAGAACGATATCAGGCAGAGAAGGAAATCGGGTCGTTCAGCTTGCAGACGGGCGAACAGTCAGCGTCGGTGGAAAACTTCACGGCTCAGGGGCGAATGCGTTTTACGAAGGTATTGACGATAACGGCAATATGGTTCGTGTCCCGGCAAGCGCCGTTGCCGCACCTCCAACGTCTGCGGCAAGCGCACAGAACTACGCGATGAAGAAAGACATTGATGCAATCGCAAATGCAGATGCTTCTGCTCTTGACTTCATGACTGGAATGACTGGCGGAGCAGGAAATCCGGCAATTGGTGCAGATGTTCGCAGCCGACTCACAGGCAAAGAACAACGACAGTTATATAACTCCGCACAACGTATTCAGGGAAGAATGCAGAATCAGGGCGTGGCAGCAGCAAGAGATATGGGCGCTAGCGGTATCAACACCATTGCAGAAGCGAAGATGTATTTTCAGGGGATGCCGCAGGTTGACTACTCAAGCCCGGAGGCTATGCAGCAGTCTATTCGTGAGATTCAGGAATACACCAACAATTATAACCAGCAGTACAACGTTAATGTTGGTAATGGTGGGAAGAAATCATCAAGGCAGCAGCCAGCGACTCAGCAATCAGTCGGAGGAAGCTACACGTCTAAATCCGGCATTCAATTCACGGTGGAATAATGAAAGTTACAGCCAACGGTAAGACATTTACCTTCCCTGATGGTACAAGCACAGAAGACATCGGCGCTGCAGTTGATGAGTATTTTGCTGGGCAGGCATCGGCAGCAGAAACACAACCAGCAGAACAGCAGGAAGAACCACAGCAGCCTGAACAATCCCTGATGCAACGGGCTGGTGAATTACTCACTGGCGGCCAGTCAGCAGGACAAATCGCCGAGCAGGCTGGACGCGGGCTGGTAAACATACCTTTTGATGTATTGCAGGGTGGCGCAAGTCTGATTAATGCAATCAGTCAGGGGCTTGGTGGGCCAAAAGTTTTGGATGATGTTTATCGTCCCATTGACCGCCCGACAGATCCCTATGCTCAGGCAGGGGAGACTATTGGTGGATATCTTGTTCCCGGCGCTGGCGTGGCGGGGAATATGGCTATCGGTTCAGTCGCTGAGGCCGCTAATCAGCAAGGTGATTTTGCTAGTAATGTTGCAAAAAATGCCGCCATCAACCTTGGGGCACAAGGGGCTTTATCGGCTGTTGCAAAAGGGATAGGAAGAGGAGTGACAGCACTTCTAGGTGATATTTCTCCAGATGTAGCAAAGACTATCGCCAATGCTGAATCAATGGGCATAACGCCAATGACGTCAGACCTGATTAAGCCTGGTAATGCTTTGACGAGAGGTATTCAGCAAAGCGGAGAAGGAGCCATTCTTGGAACTGGAGCAAAGAGGGAGGCTCAGCAAGCCGCGAGAAGTGACGCTGTCTCAAATTACCTGAATAAGTTTGGCGAGTATAATGCTGATGATGTTGTAAAATCACTTACCAGCACACTCAAAGGCCGCAGGGAAGTTGCCGGAAAAGTGCTGGAAGATATCACTCAGAAAATGGGTTCAACTCCAGTTCCAACATCTAATGCAGTTACTGCCATCGATGATAGCTTGGCTAAGCTTAATCGTCTTGGAACATCAGCCGATAAGAATCTGGTAAGCACCTTGGAAAATCTTAAAGCAGAGTTATCAAACCCAAGCATAGATTTTGACCTGTTGAAGCAGCATAGAACTGCATTCAGATCAAATGTACAAGGTGATGCAATGGTGTTTCCTAACCAAGCTAAGGCGGTAACAAATTCGATTGAGAATGCCATGAGCCGCGACCTAAAGAATGCTGTTGGTAAAACACTTGGTGCTCAGGATGCAGCTAGATATATCAAGGCTAATTCTGATTATTCAAATATCTATAACAAGGTTTTGAATAAAAGAATAGCTACTAAGCTTAATGATGCTACCAACCAGGCAACGCCAGAGTTAATTAATAGTGTGGTCTACAGTAGAAATGCGTCAGACATAAAGCGTATATGGCCTGCCCTTGATAGCAAAGGTAAGGATGCCATGAGAGCTGCATACATTAGCAAGATCGCAGAAAAGGCGGGCGACTCTCCAGCTAAATTCATCACAGAGGTTAACAAGCTGAAGAGACAGGCTGGCGGTGAGATTTATAACACCGTATTCAATGGACAGCACATGAAAGAGTTAAATGCTCTTCATGACGTTCTTAGGGAAACTGCAAGGGCTGATACTGCTGGAGTCGTCACCCAGACAGGCCAGTCTCTTGCTAATAACATCAGGCTAGGGGCTGGCCTTTTCTCTGGAGGCACGTCAATAGGTGGTGAGGCTGGATTTGGATTGATGATGCGCCTGTATGAGTCAAAGCCAGCCCGTAATATGCTTCTCCGCCTTGCAAACACCAAACCTGGAACACCTGCATATGAGCGAGCTCTAAATCAGGCAGCTACGGCTGTAAGGCCGCTACTGTCTAACCAGGCAACACAGCAGTGATTAAACGCCATGGATGGCTATTTAATTCTCTTTTCAATAGCTGCAATTATTCCTTTTCCTGATGTTTCAGGAGATTTTGTAGCCATATAAGACGAAAAAATCATGTCCGTCATTCTTTCATAACTTACTATTTCCCACTTAGCCAGTGCATTGGACAGTTTGTAGTTGTCATCAGTTAGTGTCCTTATGGAATTTTTTAAGTGTGTATTCTCTTCCGTTAATCGCTCAATTTTTGCATCAATTTCATATTGGTGATCTAATGCCTTAACCTTTTTCTTGAGGGAAACTAACTCTGCATAGAGTGCGCAACAGGCTATACCAAGAACGAATACTATTATTTCTAACACGCCAACCTCCTTAGTTTTGTGCAGGATACCATGAGGTAAGCGCAAGGGGGAGCAAAGCAAGCTGTGGGTGATAGAACGGTATTTCCGCATGGATAAGGTTGAAGAATAAAGAATTACCTCCTTCATTACATCACTACTGACAGATAACCAATGCAACGACCCAGCTCAGTCTTGGTTTTTTATGCCCAAAATTCACCGTAGTCACACTGTGGCGATTCATTGTACCAGGAGTACAGTAAATGTCAGATATCACTGCCAACGTAGTTGTTTCTAACCCTCGTCCAATCTTCACTGAATCCCGTTCGTTTAAAGCTGTTGCTAATGGGAAAATTTACATTGGTAAGATAGATACCGATCCGGTTAATCCTGCCAATCAGATACCCGTATACATTGAAAATGAGGATGGCTCTCACGTCCAGATTGATCAGCCGCTAATTATCAACGCAGCCGGTAAAATCGTATACAACGGTCAACTGGTCAAGATTGTTACCGTGCAAGGCCATAGCATGGCTATCTATGATGCCTATGGTTCTCAGGTTGATTATATTGCTAACGTATTGAAGTATGACCCAGATCAGTTACGACAAGAACTGGCGGAGCCGGATGGATCTAAAAAAGTAGGGTATAAAGACAGTAACGTATATGACACATTGAAAAAGCTAGAATTAAAATTCAAATCATTCCAGGAAATGCGTGATGATAATTCAAATGAGATAGGCGATTACGCCCTACTCACAGGCTGGCATACAGAGCATCAGGGTTATGGTGCTGGCGTATTTCAGTGCGTCGATAAAACTGGTTTAACGGACGATGGTGGCACTATTGCGGTTGGCTCTACGTATGCGTGGAAACGTATCACGGGTCCGGGTGATGCTACTGAATTTGGTGTTGTACCGAACGCCGGGAGTACGTTTGATAATAAAGCGTATATTTTATCCGCTGCGGCTACGGGGGCGCTTATCTTTCCAGCAGGTGATATTTATACAACATTCTTTACCCTTACTGATACCTACCTTGTGAGAGGGAATTCAACCAATATTCGCGAAATTGAAGCGCCAAATGTAACAGACTTTATTGTCCACTGCTCCAGAAACGGGACATGGGAAGGGCGAATTGACGGAATTGTATGGGAGGATGTTTCTATATTCCCTATTGATACGCATAGAGGTTTCCATACCTATTTTACTACCCTTGGTAATATGCGTAGTGTTAGAGTTAAAGGTGGTATTGGATCCTGGATTGAGGGAGCTTCTGATTGGTCATTTTTTCAATGTGAATTTGTTGAGTCAAAGGGAGGAGAAAACATTTTAATAACACCTAAAGTAGACCCGCAGGGGACTATTGGTGGTGGTCTGGTGTTTAACAAATGCTTTATCGCGAGAAGCGCTAAGGATGGGGCCGGTATAACTCAAATGCCATCTGTTTGGTTCAGGGATTCTGTTATTTATCATAACGCAGACACGGGCCTCCGCTTCAGCACAGATCGTACAACATATCCAGGACCTGAATTTACTGTTAACAAGGTTACTGGTTGTGACATAGATGATAATTACTATGCGGGGGTACAGATAACTGGTGGTCGTTATGTTGATTTCTCAAATAACTGGGTAAGTTCTGGTCGTCAATCTTCTGGTCCGGGATTAAGTATTGATGATAGTATAGGCATCAATATTGAAAGCAACAGCGTTTACCTTTGCGGACAAAACGGGATAACCGTAAAAAATAGTAGCTTTGGAAGTGTTAGTAATAATACCTCTAATGACAATAAAAATACTGGAATACGCATTATTAACTGCAACCGACTTTCTGTCTGCGGTAATATAGCATGTGGCGAAACCCCATTAGGAGCTTTTCCAAAACCACAGGAAGAAGGCATAAGAGTAGAAGGTGACAGGATAACAACGTATGGTAATATATGCACTGGCAATTCATATGAAAATTACTCTAATATAGCAACAAACAGGCAAGATGGTTTAAATATAACATCTTGATAGTCCATTAACATGGTTTAATGTAAATTAAAATACCCCAACCGCTATCGGTAGGGGCTTTTTTTAATTGCGAGAAGGCAATATTTTATTAGCAAGTCTATGACCAAATCTATTTATTGGTTTCTCAATTAAATTAAAAATTAACACGGATAGTGTGATTGATAGCGATATTGATGCAATAAATAATGCCAATGTACCTTGTTTAGGTATGAATGAAAAGTAATTTCCGTAGTAATCGGCAAACTCCTTTACAGGGATGTGTATCAAGTACAAAGAATAAGATGATTCACCAATTATTGTGATTATTTTAGGGAACGATGGTGAAAAAATCCTTTCAATTCTCACAACGCTAAACACAAGAAAGAAAGCGATAATACCTGATCGCGTGATACCGTTTCCACCGAACGCACTAGTAAACCATAATATGAAACAAATATTTATTATTACGATATAAAAATACCCAGTATTTTTATTGTTATAAAATCTGTTGTCCCCAAATAACTTTTCTGATTCCGCTATAATCATTCCTAAAATAAAATCTAAAACTATTGGGTTTCCTGCAAAACCAATGTACTTATCTGGTGTGGTGTTAGGTATTGGAAATGATTGCGCGTCTAAAACTAAATGGCCTTGGTAATAGTATGATGAAAAAATAAATATAGTAATAATTATTGCAGTTGTTAAAACAGACCTGTATTTTGCTGTAAATATCATTGAGATGGCAAAAATTATATAAAAATAAATCTCATATCTCAATGTCCACGCAACAACGAGCGTGCCCCATCCATAAATTGGAGATATAACATCACTCTGAAAAGAAGAAATAAATACTGATTGTATTATATTTTCAATAGAAAGATGCCCTAAACTAAATTCCCCTGTATAATAGTTGTAATAGTATAATGACACATAAAGTGCCAACACCATTAAATACAAAGGATAGATTCTAAAAAAACGTTTTATTAAGAATGATAAAGATTCTGCAAATGAACTGAATTTTATACTCTGTGTTGAATGAGATATTATAAACCCACTTATTACGAAAAAAACCTCAACACCAAAAATAGCATTGGATGTTATGTAATCAATAAATGAACCTGCAACTATATTGTCATACATTGTTCCTCTGTTGTGACCAAGAACAACAGCAAGAACAGCAAATCCTCGTAAAAATTGTATTCCATTTAATCGTTTATTAGACAT